AAGCCAGGGCAGGATTACTCCGGCAACAATAGTAGACCACATCTACCCTCACAAAGGTAATCTGGAACTGTTCTGGGATGAAGGGAATCTACAGACTCTCTGCAAGCAGTGTCACGACAGCAAGACGGTTAAAGAAGGCCGCTGGGGAGACAAAAACAAGGTTTACAGTTATTGAGTTGTCTCGACGGCGGCAGAAAAAAAAGAAGCGATTTTATCTGGCTCAGAATAAATCGCTGTGGGTTCCTGTCCGGGTTAAAGATAAGGTCAGGATATCCTTTTCAATCTTATATATGAGCAACCAGTCAGGGGTAATGTGGCATTCACGGTGACCACCGTAATTACCGGAAAGCGGATGGTCAAGATATTTTTGAGGAAGGGGTTTCTCCTGGACAAGAATATTTAATACTTCTTCTAGCAGTTTTACATCATAGCCCCGTGTTACAATAGCTTTGTAGTCCCTTTTAAAGCGGCTGGAGTATCTAATTATCAGCATTTAGGTCCTCCATTAAAGCCGTGACGTTGTCAAAGGTTTTGCTCATATTGCGGTTGTTATTAACATCCTCGATTGCGGCCCGTGTTTCTTCATTAGGTATATCAAGGCGCAGATCAAAAGGAATGCCGCCATAGCGAACGGAGTAGCGTAAAAACATATTCATAGCAGTGGACATGTTAAGACCCAGCTCGCTAAAGATAGCCTCGGCTTTACGCTTGATTTCCTTATCGACACGAACATTTATATTGGTTGTGCCAGCCATAATCTCAGCTCCTTTCTATGCTTATATTGTAAAACATTGTACGCAAGTCATCAATAAATGATACCAAAATGTTTTACCTTGTATAGGAATAGATCGATACGACTTCTAAGGAAACGCAGTATTCTTGATAACAAGCCCTTGGGGATTAAATCCTCCGGGGCTTTTTATATGCCTATTTTTACATGGAGGTGCTTCATGAAACATATCAAATACATATCCTGCCGCTTCGCCCAGGTGGATGAAAAGGCAAGTGATAAGAGTTGGACGGCGTATGAGTGTAGTAACCCTGAGAGTGATTACTATAAAGCCTTATTGAATATAACTCCTGCTGGAGCATCCTCTTTGTGTGGAGTGTGAACGCCTGGGCCGGATCACCCCGGCTACAGTGGTGGATCACATCAAACCCCATGAAGGTAATCCGGAAATGTTCTGGGATGAGGATAACGTGCAATCACTGTGTAAGCCTTGCCATGACAGCAAGACGGCTCGGGAAGACGGTCGCTGGGGGAAGAAGAGTGTGGTCTACACTTACCGGTAGGGGGTAGGGGGGTCAACATCTCTAAAGCCCGCCAGGCCTGGAGCGGGCGCGTGGCTTCACGCTAGAATTCGCGAAATTGCAGGGCGGGGGGTGTCAAGGGCTAATACTTGACAGGGTGGGAGACACTGCGATTAAAAATCAGTTAAAAAGGGGGTGCCGTTTTGCAGATACAAAAACTACCGCTGGAGAAATTGAATCCAGCTAAATACAACCCCAGGAAAGATTTAAAACCTGGTGACCCGGAATATGAAAAACTTAAAAAATCCATGGAGACTTTTGGTTATGTGGAACCGATAGTCTGGAACAAACAAAGTGGTCATGTAGTGTCGGGTCACCAAAGATTAAAAATATTACAGCATCAGGGTGAAACCGAGATTGAGTGTGTGGTTGTTGACCTGGACGAAACCGAAGAAAAAGCCTTAAACGTGGCCTTAAATAAAATCAGTGGTGAGTGGGATTTACCTAAACTGGCTGATTTAATCAATGAACTGGATAATGGTATATTTGATATTAGCTTAACCGGCTTTGACGTAGCTGAAATAGAGGATCTGTTTAGTAAAGTTCACGATAAGGATGTACAGGATGACGACTTTGATGTTGATGAAGCCCTAAAAGAACCGGTTATCAGCAAGCCAGGCGACCTCTGGCTATTGGGCCGCCACCGACTATTGTGTGGAGACAGCACCAAGGCTGAAACTTATGAAAAGCTGATGGACGGGAAGAAGGCTAACCTGGTAGTAACAGATCCCCCGTACGGGGTTTCCTATGATGGGGGCCAGGGCACGATTAAAAATGATGATTTAAAAGGGGAGGCTTTTTACGAATTTCTGTTTGCCGCCTTTACGAACATGGAAAAGGTTATGGCCAATGATGCTTCAATTTATATTTTCCATGCTGATACCAAGGGTTTATATTTCCGCCGAGCCTTTGAGGATGCAGGCTTTCACCTTTCAGGAGTTTGCCAGTGGGTGAAGCAGTCCCTGGTGTTAGGTCGAGCCCCGTATCAGTTTAGACACGAGCCTATTCTCTTCGGTTTCAGGAAAAAAGGCAAGCATAAATGGTATGCCGGAAGGGCTGAAACTACGGTCTGGGAATTTGATAAGCCTTCCCGAAGCGAACTGCACAGTACCATGAAGCCGATACCTTTAATCGCCTATCCCATTAAGAACAGCAGCGCCGTTAATGCTATTGTGGTAGATCCCTTTTTGGGAAGCGCATCCACATTGATTGCTTGCGAGCAGATAGATAGAATTTGTTATGCCATCGAGTTGGTAGAGCGCTTTGTGGATGTAGGAGTGAAAAGATATATCGAGTATATAGGTTCAGATGAAGATGTTTTTCTGATTAGAGATGGGGAGAAAATACTTTACAAAGCTTTGGAAAACCCAACGTAATGTTTTGGCACACTTTACAAAACCATTTGAAAGAGCAGTAATAATATGGTAAAATGCACCTAAAAGACCGCTCCTAGGAATGAAAGCGGGTCGAGGGGTGCAAAATGGTTATAATTGGAGAACTAAAAAAAGAATTCAAGAGGTATGGAGGCGTACTTAAAACAGCAGAGCTCAATCAACTGGGATTTTCAAGCCGTCAAATAAAAAACCTCCTGGATGAAGGAGTGATTACAAGGATTAAACGTGGCTTTTATGAGCTGACGGATTATGTTAGCCAGGAAGAGGTTGTTATAGCACGACTCTTTCCGCAAGCGGTAATATTTCTTGAAAGTGCATTGATGTATTATGGCTATACAGACCGTATACCCCCAGCATGGCAAATAGCGGTTGACAAAAACAGTACAAAAACACAATACGAGATTGATTATCCTATAATAGAACCCTATTATCTGGAACCCAAATTCCTGGAAGTAGGTATAGATAAAATTCAAATGGAAGGAGTAACCATTAAAATATTTGATCGGGATCGGGCCATATGCGATGTTCTTCGTTACGAAAAAAAACTAGAAAAAGAGGTATTTAACAATGCCATCCAACGCTACCTCAAAGACCGAAATAAGAATATAAGGAAACTGTTTGAATATGCTGAAATCCTGAAAATCAAAAAAAAGGTACAGACATATATTGGAGTGTGGTTGTGATGGCTGATCGGGCGGCGTCAATATTAGCCAGGTTAAAAAACGAGTCAAAAAGGCAAGGCATTCAATTACAACAGTTGTTGAATCTTTTTTATCAAGAAGAGTTTATTCGAAGGCTTTCCCGCTCCCGGTATAGGGATAACCTTATCCTCAAAGGTGGCTTTTTGCTATATGCGCTCAGTGAATTTACCATAAGGCCAACAATTGATGCCGATTACTTATTAAAAAACTATTCTAATAGTATGGACTCCGTAGAAGCACTTGTTAAGGATTTAATTTCTTTATCCAGTCAACATGATTACATGAGGTTTGAAATAAGGAGTTTAGAGGTAATTAGTGAGATTACAGATTACCATGGTATTAGGGTCAATCTTATCGGTTATATGGGAAGGACAAGAACTCCCTTCAGCATTGATTTTGGAGTAGGGGATGTTATTGTGCCTTCTGTAGTTGAAAGAACCTTGCCGGTAATATTGCCGGAGTTTGAGAAACCTAAAGTTTTAACCTATTCTTTAGAGTCTACAGTAGCCGAAAAACTCGATGCTATTATCGTTTTAATGGAAGCAACGGGACGCATGAAGGATTTTTACGATATATATTATTTAGCAACAACATTTGATTTCGAGGGTAGAAAGCTTCAAGAAGCAATTTATGGAACTCTTGCTAACCGGGGTACGCCACATGAAAAGGATTCTGTTGCCATAATCTCTAGACTAGCAGGGGATTCCAGTATCTTGAATCGGTGGGATAATTTCTGTAAGAAAATATTGAAATACAAACTAGACTTTAACCAGGTTGTTGGAGTAATCATTGATTTTATACAGCCGCCATATGAATCGCTAATTCTGGAGGATGAACTCTTTAAAAATTGGAGTCACGAGGAAAGAAGATATATTTAATCGTGAAGCAGGCTAAAACAGGTTTGCTTTTGAAGAAAAAACAATCAGCCCTTCGGGGCTTTTTTACTTGCTATTCCTGTGGTTTTAAGTGATGTATAGACATACCAAAAACTACAGGAGGGATTGATGATGACAAGAAAAGAGCTAGCGCATAAGTTAGCCCAGCATTTAGAAGTAACACCTGTCTATTTGGCAGCACCCAGCTTTGCTTACCAGGTAGGAGCATACACTATTGACCGCCAGGGTCGCATCCTGGATAGCGCCAGGCAGGTAGTAGAGCTGGATGCACTTCTTAGAGAAATTGCACCGGTAGCAGATACAAAGGAGGAACCGGTATTGGAGACTAATCAAGAACCCATTACTTTGGAGGTAGAAATACCCCTGGAAGGTTACCAGGGCCAGAGCTTAAGAAACCTGCTGCACATAATTTACAGCAAACAGCCCCTAATCAAAAAGGCCCTTGACCTTGATGCCGATTTGGTGAGTGAAGAAATTATTAGCGCTTTAGACCAGCGACCCATGGTAACTTTAGAACACTTCCAAAAAGCACTGGAAGGTAAAAACTGCCCTGGCATCGACTTTGATTTTGCTAAAGAAACCATAACTTTCAAACTGGGCCAGGGTGGAGACGACCCGGAGAAGGTAGAGGCAGCTACCCAGCTGTTAGGCCTGGTAAACCTTAGTGCCAGAAGGCTTAAGCAGAATGCATCAGCCAAGGCCAAGCCTACTGATAATGAAAAATACACCTTCAGAAGCTGGCTCTTAAGGCTAGGCATGATTGGAGAGGAATATAAAACAGCAAGGAAGGTACTTTTGCAAAACCTCTCCGGCAACAGTGCCTTTAGAAGAACGGAGGCGGTCTGATGGAAAAACCGGTCTGCAAACTAATCGGACAAGACGGTAACATTTTTAACCTTATGGGGATTGCCTGCCGGGCCTTACGAGATGCGGGATTGGAAAAGAGAGCCTTTGAGATGATAGAAAGAATCAGTTTGTCCCGAGACTACGATGAAGCCTTAAGAATTATCCTGGAATATGTGGAAGCAGATTAACCTACTAAATTTTAACTTTTAAGGCAGATAAAGCTTGCTATATCCTGTGTTTTAAGCCATGTATGTACTACCACAACACAGGGAGGTAGTTAAAGATGACCAGATTGCAGTTAAGAATGATGATGCAGGGTTTAATCGCCACCGCAATAGAAAAGATAGCGGTCTTAGGCTGGGAACATGCCCGGCAAGATGTAGAAAAGCTTATTAAAACCGTAGAAGATTTAGATGCTTTTTGGAATTCGGATGGAGCCTTAAGCCCAACCGACTGGGGGCAAAAGATAATCGCAGCGGTAGAAAAGACGAGACTATAGGCCTTTAGGGGCCTTTTTTTAATTGGAGGTGAAAAACATGGCGACACGAGGAAGAAAACCAAAACCAACCGCACTAAAAGTCTTGGAGGGTAATCCCGGCAAAAGGCCCTTAAACGAAAACGAACCTAAACCGGAAAAGAAAGCTCCCCGTTGTCCGTCATGGCTGGAACCGGAAGCTAAAAAAGAATGGAGACGAATGAGCAAGACCCTGGAAACTATCGGGGTATTAACCCAGGTGGATGCTGCTGCCTTTGCGGGCTATTGCCAGGCTTATGCCCGGTGGAAAGAAGCCGAGGAATTCTTAAGTAAACACGGCACTATCTTTAAAACCCCATCGGGATATATTCAGCAGGTACCCCAGGTATCTATAGCCCAGACTTATCTTAAAATCATGAAAGACTTCTGCTCTGAATTCGGCTTAACCCCGGCAGCCAGGACCCGGATTCAGGTTAACGTGGCAGAAACCGAAACAGCTGATCCCATGGAAGATATTCTAAGGATGATGCCATAATGTTTGATTCTGATAAAGCCCAAAGAGCCGTAACCTTTATCAACAACCTGAAACACACCAAAGGGATCTGGCATGGAGTGCCTTTTGATTTACTGCCCTGGCAGGATAAAATCATCCGGGATATATTTGGCACGGTTAAGGAGGATGGCTACCGGCAGTATAATACCGCCTACATTGAAATACCCAAGAAATCAGGTAAATCGGAACTGGCCGCTGCGGTAGCCCTTTACCTTACCTGTGGTGATGGCGAATGGGGAGCCGAGGTTTATGGCTGTGCTGCAGATAGGCAGCAAGCCTCGATTGTATTTGATGTAGCGGTGGATATGGTGGGTCAAAGCCCGGCACTTAGAAAAAGATTTAAGCCGGTACTTTCCCGCAAGCGCTTAGTCTACATGCCCACCGGCAGTTTTTATCAGGTGCTTTCTTCGGAAGCCTATACTAAACACGGTCTTAATGTTCACGGAGTAGTGTTCGATGAATTGCATGCGCAGCCCAATAGACAGCTTTTTGATGTAATGACTATGGGTAGTGGGGATGCCAGAAAGCAGCCCTTGTTTTTTCTTATTACCACCGCTGGGACTGACCGGAACTCTATCTGCTGGGAAGTACACCAGAAGGCTGAGGATATATTAAGGGGTAAAAAACACGACCCTACTTTCTACCCGGTCATTTACGGGATTGAAGATGATGATGATTGGGCAGATGAAGCCAACTGGTACAAGGCTAATCCCAGTTTAGGCCATACCATTGATATTGAAAAACTAAGAGCCGCCTTTTTAAGTGCCAGAGAAAACCCGGCAGAAGAAAATCTTTTCAGGAACTGAGATTAAACCAATGGGTTAAGCAATCAGTACGCTGGATGCCCATGGATACCTGGGAGATGTGTTCGTTTCCGGTAGACCCTGAAGAACTAAAGGGCCGGGTATGCTACGGAGGGCTTGACCTTTCCAGTTCCATTGACATTACAGCCTTTGTCCTGGTCTTTCCGCCGGTAGATGAGGATGATAAATATTATGTGCTGCCTTACTTCTGGCTGCCGGAAGAAACTTTAGACTTAAGGGTGAGGCGGGATCATGTGCCTTACGATATTTGGAAAGGGCAAGGGCACCTTTTAACCACCGAAGGCAATGTGATCCACTACGGCTTTATTGAAAAGTTTATCGAGGAACTCGGCCAGGATTACAACATCCAGGAGATTGCCTTTGACCGCTGGGGAGCGGTACAGATGGTGCAAAACCTTGATGGTGCTGGTTTTACTGTAGTTCCTTTCGGGCAGGGGTTTAAGGATATGTCCCCACCCACCAAAGAACTGATGAAACTGACCCTGGAAAAAAGAATTGCCCATGACGGCCATCCGGTACTCTCCTGGATGATGGATAACATTCATGTCAGAACTGACCCAGCCGGTAATATTAAACCGGATAAAGAGAAGTCAACCGAAAAGATTGACGGGGCAGTAGCTATGATTATGGCCCTGGACCGGTGCATCAGGAATGAAGGGGCTAGCGAGAAATCGGTTTATGATGAGCGGGGGTTGATTTTGTTGTAGTTGGGCTTTATAGTATAAAAGCCTATTTATTCAGTGAAACCATTTTCGTTGGTAGCAGCAGCTTGTTTTATGGGATATTTTATGTAGCCAGCATCAATATCATAAAATTTTAATTTACCCATAAAATCTCCAGAATAAATAATTAGGGCTAGAGATTAACTCTAACCCTAACGCATTAAACCTCGCACAATTAAGGACGGCGAATCGTCCTGCATTACTTAGTTATATTATATGTTACGGTAGAAAATGTGTCAAAGACTATTAGTTGGTGATTATATTGAATCCACATATAAAGTAAATGAAATAAAAAACAGGAACTGCTTAATGAGATAGCGAATAAAGGTCATGATATCTTATTTTAGAGGATAAGCTCATGATTTTACCTCATCTAGCGGGGGGTGGTAAGTTGAAAACCAGGGAACATATTATTAAAAACAAAGCCATTTATTCGGATGATGAAAAATATAGATATTCTTTAACTAAGATTTGGGATGAGAATAGGCCTGAGGCAACTTTCATAGGAATAAACCCCAGCGATGCTACGGAGTTAATTATGGATAAAACAGTTATGAACTTAACCAATCATTTAATTGGCAAGGGTTTTGGTAAAGTCGAGGTAGTCAATTTATTTGCTTATAGATCAAAAGACCAAAAAGGCCTAATTAATAGAGAAGATGAATATGAAAAACACAACATTGACTATATCAAGAAAGCATTAAAGAACTCGGAATTGATCATAGTTGGCTGGGGCAGAGATGCTGAGAATAATCCAAAGTATAAAGCGGCTATTACCGGGGTGAAAGAAGAGTTGAAAAAGCACAAAGACATTGTTAAATGTTTTAAAGACAAACAAGGAAAAATAAACCGCCATTTGAGAGCTGGTTATAGCAAGGAATGGGAGTTAGTAAAATACGATTTATAAAAATTAGACTTGCCAACTTGGTAGGTCTTTTTTCATGCCCATTTTTAAGGAGGTGAGATTCTGAAAATACCTATCCTATCCAATTTGTTTAAATCCAGAGCCGGTCCTAAAAACAGCTTCTGGCAAAACAGTTATGCCTTTTTCTTTGGCCCTACGCCCAGCGGGAAGACCGTCAACGAGCGCACGGCTATGGCCACATCAGCAGTTTATGCCTGTGTGCGAGTACTATCAGAAACCATTGCTTCACTGCCCCTCCACGTTTACCGGCGCACCGGGCAAGGCAAGGAAAAGGCCATGGATCATAACCTTTACTATCTACTCCATGATGAACCTAACCCCGAGATGACTTCATTTGTGTTCAGGGAAACACTAATGGGTCATCTTTTGCTTTGGGGCAATGCCTACGCCCAGATTATCCGGGATGGCAGAGGCAGGGTGATTGCTCTTTATCCATTATTACCGGATCGTATGGAAGTGAGCCGCACAGAAAAAGGCGAGCTATACTACCGCTACCAGAAGGAAGGGCGAGAATATCTGTTGCGCCGGGAAGAAGTGCTGCATATCCCTGGCCTTAGCTTTGATGGTTTGGTGGGCTACTCCCCAATAGCTATGGCCAAGAATGCCATCGGTATGGCACTGGCTACAGAGGAATATGGCTCTAAACTATTTGCCAACGATGCCCGGCCCAGTGTGGTATTAGAACACCCCGGAATATTAAAAGACCCGGCCAAAATCCGGGACAGCTGGAATGAGATCTACCGGGGCAGCGATAATGCCCACAAAGTAGCGGTGCTGGAAGAAGGCATGAGTGTCAAGACCTTAAGCATGCCACCGGAGCAGGCTCAGTTTTTAGAGACTAGAAAATTTCAGATAGAAGAGATTTGCCGCATTTTCAGGGTACCGCCTCATTTGGTGGCTAATTTGGAACGGGCGACATTCTCGAATATTGAACATCAATCCATCAGCTTTGTGGTGCATACCATAAGGCCCTGGCTGGTGCGGCTAGAGATGGCCTTTAACAAATCACTATTTAGTGAATCTGAGAAGAAAGAATACTTTACCAACTTTGTTGTGGATGGGTTGCTCCGCGGTGACTATTCATCGAGGATGCAAGGTTACGCAGTAGGAATCCAAAATGGGTTTTTAAGCCCAAATGATGTGAGGTCTCTAGAAAATCTGAATCCCATCGAACATGGAGATGTTTATGCAGTGAATGGCAATATGGTCAAGTTAGAAGACATCGGGATATTTATGACGGGAAAGGAGGATGCCAATGGATAGGTTCTGGAACTGGATTAAAAACGAAGGGGAAAGAACCCTCTACCTGGATGGCTATATAGCCCCGGAGAGCTGGTTCGATGATGAAGTAAGCCCCAAGGAATTTAAAGCTGAATTAGAAGCAGCTACCGGTGACATCGCCGTCTGGATTAACTCCCCAGGGGGTGATTTTTTTGCTGCCAGTCAAATCTACACTATGCTTAAAGACTATGCTGGTAAAGTCACGGTCAAGGTTGACGGCATCGCTGCCAGCGCCGCAGCGGTCATTGCTATGGCCGGGGATGAAGTACTGATGTCTCCTACCGGTTTACTCATGATCCATAATCCCTCAACTTTCGTTTGGGGTGAAGAATCCGACATGCAAAAGGGTATTGAGATGCTCTCAGAGGTTAAAGAGGCCATCATTAACGCCTTTGAGGCCAAGACGGGACTGCCAAGAAAACAAATCGCCCAGATGATGGATGCTGAGACCTGGTTTAGTGCCGGGCGGGCCGTGGAACTTGGCTTTGCTGATGAGATTCTCTATAGTGAACCACCGCTTCAGGTGACTGATTTCATGTTTGATAGGGTTACCGTGGTAAATGCGCTGATGCAGAAACTACCGGTCAAGGCAAAACCTAAACCGGTGATCACTAGTAACAACGGGGCTTCATACGACCAACTTAAAAAACGTCTGGAACTAATTAAATAAGGAGGAACGCAACATGAGTAAAATTATTGAACTGCGGGAAAAGCGGGCTAAAGTATGGGAGCAAGCTAAAGCCTTCCTGGATGAGAAACGGGGAGAGAACGGTCTTCTATCGGCGGAGGATACTGCCACCTACGAGAAGATGGAAACCGAAGTGGTCAACCTCGGTAAAGAAATTGAGCGTTTGGAGCGCCAGGCCAGTATTGATTTAGAACTTTCCAGGGCTACCAGTACAGCTATAAAGACTATCCCTGGTGCGAGTGATGAGAAAAAGGGCCGGGCATCTGATGAATACACTCAAGCCTTCTGGCAGCACATGCGTAACCGGGGCGGCTATGAGATAAGAAACGCCCTGCAGGTCGGTACTGATTCTGAAGGCGGCTACCTGGTGCCTGATGAATTTGAGCGCACCCTGGTGGATGCCTTGGAGGAAGAAAACCTCATGCGCCAGCTGGCCAAGGTGATCACCACTTCCAGTGGAGACAAGAAAATCCCGGTGGTAGCCTCTAAGGGTACTGCCTCCTGGGTGGATGAAGAAGGGCTTATTCCTGATGCTGATGATGCCTTCGGCCAGGTTTCCATTGGAGCCTATAAAGTGGCTACCATGATTAAGGTCTCCGAAGAACTGTTAAACGACAGTATCTTCAACCTGGAAAGCTATATTGCTAAAGAGTTCGCCCGCCGCATCGGGGCTAAGGAAGAAGAAGCCTTTTTAGTAGGAGATGGTGAAGGCAAACCCACTGGTATCTTTGACGATACCTACGGCGGGGAGACTGGGGTAACTACTACTACGGCGGGGAGACTGGGGTAACTACTACTGCAGCAGCTATTAAGATGGATGAGATATTCGACCTCTTTTATTCCCTTAAATCTCCTTACCGTAAGCGGGCGGTCTTTATCACCAACGATGCCACGGTAAAGGAAATCAGAAAGCTTAAAGACGGTCAGGGTCAGTACCTGTGGCAGCCTTCGGTCAATGCAGGAGAGCCGGACACCCTTTTAAACAGGCCGGTCAAGACCTCGGTTTATGTGCCTATCATCCAGCCGGGAGCAAAAGTTATTGCCTTCGGTGATTTTGGTTACTACTGGATAGCAGACCGCCAGGGTCGGGCCTTTCAACGGCTAAACGAACTCTACGCCGCTACCGGCCAAGTAGGTTTTAGGGCTACCCAGCGGGTGGATGGTAAGCTGATCCTTAAAGAAGCCATTAAAATTCTACAGGTGAAAGCGTAGGTGATAGTAGATGAGTAATGTTAAAAACTATCACGAACAAGCCGGGGAGAAGTGGGTGGTGGGGGGCCAACTGGATATTGCTACCGGTGGCAAACTCACCTTCCAGGGAACAGAACTGAAACAGGCATCAGGTCAGGTCGATAGTGAAGCCAGCACCATTGCCGCTTTAAAAGATGATTTTAACTCTCTTTTAGGGCGGCTTTTTGCTGCCGGGCTAATGGTAGTAGATAAATCAGCCCTTGAAGCCGCCATCACCGCAGCCCTGGAACTGTTAGAAGATGCTGTGGTGGGTGAGGATATTGGGGAATACCCACACGATGCTTACGATACCTTTGAGAGCGCCATTGAAGCTGCCCTGGCTGTAGTAGATAATGTGGATGCTACTCAAAACGATGTAGCAGCGGCACTGGCTACTTTAACTGCAGCAGTGGCTACCTTTGAAGCGGCAATAATTACAGAATAGATGGTGGGGTGGTGAGTGTATGGTAGTAACTTTGGAAGAAGTAAAACTGTATTTAAGAATAGATGGTGATGAGGAAGATACACTCATCGCTAATTTTATTTATACCGCTCAGGAATTGTGTGAAGGAATTTTACGCTACCCATTAAGTGAATTTGAGGAACTGCCAGAAACAGTTAAGCAGGCTCTTCTTTATGCAGTGGCAGCAATGTATGAAAAGCGGGAAGGTACGGGCATTAAGGAAACCCTGGATGTCTTAAAACGGCTCCTTTTTGCCTATCGTAAAGAAAGCTGGTGATGCTTAAATGGAGATTGGGGATTTAAGGCATCGGATAACCTTGCAGCAACTAACTACCACCGTCAATGATAACGGTTTTGAGGTAGAAACCTGGGAGGACTTCAAGACTATCTGGGCAGCAGTCAGCAACCTGCATGGCCGGGAATATTATGCTGCTGCCGCTGTCCAGGCGGAAAACACGGTGAAGTTTACTATCCGTTACCTGGAAGGATTGAATACTACCATGCGGATATTATTCCAGGGCAGACAATATAACATCATCGCCATTGATAACATCAAATACCGGAACCGGTATATTGAGATTAAAGCCTTGGAGGTGGGGGCAGGTGACTGAGCTTAAGCTAGAGGGTATAGAAAACTTAATTACAGAGGTAGAAAAGCTGGGTCAGGCAGGCTCCCGTATAGAAAACACAGCTTTAAAAGAAGCCGGTGAAGTAGTCAGACAGGCTATCGAACAGGAAGCTCCCCAAAAAACCGGCACACTGAAAAAGAGTATTAAAACCTCCGGGGTGAAAGGCCGGGACGGGGGTAAGCATGTGGAAGTAGGCCCCGGCAAAGAAGGCTTTTATGGAAAGTTTGTGGAATTCGGCACCGTTAAAATGAGAGCTAATCCTTTCATGTCCAGGGGCTATGAGACCTCTAAAGATGAAGCCCTGGCTACTATTGAGCGGGAGCTTAAAAAGGGGCTGGGACTATGAGTATAAACCAGGAAGTATTAACGGCCTTAGAAGATATCGGGGTGCCGGTACGTTTCCAAACCTATACCGGAACTGCCCACCCCTATATAACCTTTTTCACCTATCTGGATAAACCGGAGCAGCATGCTGATGATCGGGAGCTTACTACCGGCTATTATGTGCAAGTTGATGTGTGGAGTAAAGGAGATTATACCGATTTGGTTAAAACCGTGCATGAAAGGATGCTAACAGCCGGTTTTAGCAAACTGAACTTTTATGACCTGTATGAAGATGATGTAAAGACATATCACAAAGTGATGCGATTTTTTAAGGAGGTATTGTAATGGCACAAATAGGTTTAAAGGATTTGCATATTGCGATTTTGACTAAAGACACCAGGGAAGAATTAATCTATGAGACCCCAGAGCCGGTGGTGGATGTTATTAATGCGAGTGTTAATCCAACTATAAATACTACAGAGGTTTATGCTGATGACCGGCTAAGTGAGTTACTACCGATTTTAGGCAAGATTGAAGTGGAAGTGGAAACAGCGGACATCCCGTTAGCCATCCGAGCTAAAATCCTGGGTCATGAAATAAAGGACGGAGTGTTGGTTGAAAAAGGTACTAACGTTCCGCCCTATTTAGCCCTGGGCTTTAAGAGCTTAAAATCTAACGGCAAGTACCGCTATGTGTGGCTCTTAAAAGGAATGGCCCAGTCCATAATTGAAGATTACACTACCAAGAAGGATAGTGTGGAAGCCAAAACCCCCAAAACCAAGTTTATTTTCATGGCCCGGGTACACGATGACGAGTTAAAACATACAGCTGATGAAGATAGTGTAGACTTTACCGGAGCGGCTACCTGGTTTGATAGTGTACCGGGGGTTGTAACGATACCGTAGAAAGGGGGATTTAAGCCGTGGAGATAATATTAAAAATTGGGGAGAAGAAGAACAAGGTCTATACTGCCGATTTTATCAGTGCCCGGATGGTAAGAAGAACTATAGCTATGGCCAAAGACATAGACTTTAACAATATCTCCCCCGAGGAACTGGATAAACTGATGGACTATATCGTAGAGCTATTTGGGGGCCAGTTTACCCGTGATGACCTTTATGATGGTCTCTCTTCCAAAGACTTAATCCCTACCATCACCAGATGTATCAACGAAGTAGTAGGAGCGGTAGGAGATGCAACGGCAAATGAGGGAAACGGTTAGAGGGGAATGCCATGGAGCCCCAGGACTTTATCGATCAGTTATATCTGGCCCTATTAGAACAGGGCTGGACACTAAATGACATTGACACCATGGACATTATCTATTATTTGCAACTGCTCAACCGTAAACGAGGAGACGAAAAAGTGTATATCGATGATATATTGTAGCACCCTATGCGGGTGTATTTTTTATGCCCAAAAGGTGGTGAGATAGATGGCTAAAGAAATCGGGCAATTAAGTGTAAAGATTGGGCTGGATAGCAGCGGCTTTCAAAATGGTATCGGCAAGCTTAACCAGGAAATGAAAAAGGTACAGTCAGAATTTAAGCTAGCCAGTGCCGAGATGGGCAAACACGGTAAAGAACTGGATAGTCTGAAATTAAAATCAGACAGCTTAACTAAACAAACTGAAATCCAACGGCAAAAAGTACAGGCATTGGAAGCTGCTCATCAAAAATCCGTAGAGACTAAAGGCCAGGATGCTAAGGCTACTCAGAATTTAGAGATAAAACTGAATCAAGCCAAAACCCAACTGGTCAATATGGAAAATAACTTAAAGACCTTAAACCGGGAAATCGAAGTACAGTCCTCCGGCTGGGGTAAGCTTTCTAAGAGCTTGGAGCCTTTAGGGCAATCCCTGCAGAATGTAGGCCAGAAGATGGAGGCGGTAGGTAAAAACCTTAGTATGAAAGTAACGGCTCCACTGGCAGGGCTAGGGGCTGCGGCAGTAAAGGTAGGCTCCGATTTTGAGGCTGGGATGAGTGAGGTTAAGGCCATAAGTGGAGCTACTGGCGAGAACTTTAAAAAGCTGCAGGAAAAGGCCAAGGAGATGGGAGCCACCACCAAGTTTAGTGCCTCTGAAGCCAGTGAAGGACTTAAGTATATGGCAATGGCAGGCTGGGATACCAGCCAGATGTTAGACGGTTTAGAAGGCATTATGATGCTGGCTGCTGCCAGTGGTGAAGACCTGGGGATGGTATCTGATATCGTCACCGATGCTCTAACTGCCTTTGGCATGGAAGCTAAACAAGCCGGAGAGTTTGCTGATTTATTAGCCAGTGCTTCATCTAATAGTAACACCAACGTAGCCATGCTAGGGCAGTCTTTTAAGTATGTAGCCCCCTTGTTTGGTGCCCTGGGCTATTCTGCGGAAGATGCGGCATTGGCTTTAGGGTTAATGGCAAATGCTGGAATTAAATCGAGCCAGGCTGGAACTTCTTTAAAAACGGCCCTTGCTAACCTGGCTAACCCTACAAAAGCTATGGGTACAGCCATGGATCAGTTGGGTATCTCCATCACCGATGCTAACGGGGAAATGCTGCCTTTTAAAGGTGTGATGGATGAGCTACGGACTAAATTTGCCAATCTTTCTGAAGAACAGCAGGCCCAGTATGCTGCTACCATCTTCGGAAAAGAAGCTATGGCCGGTATGCTAGCCATCATCAATGCCAGTGATGAAGATTATGCCAAGTTGACGGAAGCCACCAGGAACTATACCGGCACCGCTAAAGAGATGGCAGATGTGATGATAGATAATCTGCAGGGTAGTATTACCATCCTTAAATCTGGTTTAGAAGGTTTGGCTATTCAAATCTTTGAAATACTTCTCCCCC